TTGTGGTACTTCTCCATCACAAACACCTGTTACTGTAGTAACACCAGTAATTGTAATGTTTGTTCTACCTACACCTGTAACCCTACCATATGATACAATATCAAATGTTGGTCTAGAATATCTAATAAGATTCCCTTCTGATACGATCCCAACAAAAGAAAATCCAGGATCAACAGGAATAGATATTTCTGATTCATTTCCAGATACTACACTAGCAGAAGCATTACCAATCGTAAAAACTGGAGATTGAATCAAATCTGCACTAAAAGTGGAACCTGTTCCGACTATACCATAAACAGATTTTACATCAGAGATTTCAAAATTTTTAGAGTCAATAACAAATCTAGAGTCATCAACAACACCGTTAAAAATTAATCTTTCTCCTTTAAAAAAGTTTCCATTTACTCCATATGCAGTCAATGAAGTACCAACAACAGAATTCTTTAAAAATGCTGTAGCTCCACTAGATTCTCCTCTAATATGTACTGGAGTATTTAAAGATAGAGACTCATTTAATGTGATATCTGTATATGTTTGAACATCAAATAATGATAAGTCCCAGCGATTTAGATTTGGAAAAGTACTGTCATACGAACCAGACTCAAGTGCAAAATCATATATTCTTGCTACACCAATTTCTTTACCTGCTGGAGATTCTGGATCTGTACCAACTCTTGTACTTCTCAAACTTAAAGTATTTGATGTATTGATACCGATAGTTACCGAACCATAAACATTATTTACACCCAAAGTAGGTCCAAATCCAAAGTTAATAGCTTGATTTTTTATAACTTTAGTTGTTCTTGGTTTTTGGAAATCCATCAATGTGGTCGAAAGAGTTTCAACCTCATATCCCTTTACATAGGCCTTACCTGGAGAAATTTTATAAATTCCAAGATCGTCATTTGGGACATTACCTTGAGATGTTGTTTGATTTACTGTAAAAATACCTCTATTTCCTTTCTCATCATTTAAACTATTTTTAACACTAGTGGTAAACTCTTTCACATAATAATGACCAGATTCGTCAAAAGTTCTTCTTGCAAATTCATCACCAATAAAACTATATTCAGTATTTTTATTGACCGTTCTCAATTCTCCATTTAGGACTTCTGCCAACTGAACAAAATTACTTTCATTAAAACTATCTGATTCTTTTTTTGATAAAGAGGCGGAAATTTTTAAACGATCTGCACCTGGAGCAGTAAAATTATTAAAACCTCTGGCGTTATCATTCAAACTCTGATCAATGTCAGATGAAATAATTTCTTCAATAACATCTAATCCTACTCTATAAGAAGGTGTGTTACCATACTGATCAAGAATTAGAGTTTGAGACTCTACATCAACGAAGTAACCTCTTAAAAAATATATTCCTTGATTTAAATAAAATGCCGAACCAATAGCAGAAGCATTTGTAGGAATAGTTGTTGCAAATCCTTCTCCTGCTGCAATGAATGTTGTTGCATAGGAAATATTTGTATTAGTAATTAATATTTCACCACTTACAAAAGTATTGACTTCTTCATCAGAAGATGCTGAATTTTCATAGTTAAGATATAATGTATATACTCCTCTTTCAGACTCTTGATCTGTAATATATTTTACAACTTTGGCAGTAACACCTGAGGTTTGACCTATAATTGTGGTTCCAACAATTTGATCAAGATAAATCCCAACAGGAATTCCAAGGAAATCTGACTCAATTTGAATACAATAAAAATTTTTGACGTAAGTAAGATCACCTGGAATTACTTTTGCTCCTTCTTTGAAGAAATGGTTACCCATATCTTCAATTTGATTTTGAAGAATAGACTGGAGTCCTGTTAATTCTCTTGCCTGAACAGGGTATCCAGGTTTAAATAAAACTTTGTAATAATTTTGGTTTTCATCAAAATCATCAAAGTAAGGAGCAACGTTTAGATTAGTTTCCTGTGGCATATCTCTTAGAATTGCAAGATAACTTTAACATCTTCTTTCTGAGAAGATGATCTAGTGACTGAGGGTCTATTGTCAATATAAATTATATCACCAGAGTACTTTTTGACTTCTGGATTTGATACTCCATTATTAAATTCTTGACCCAAGTAGTAGGTCCTATTATTTATTACTGTAGAAACACCTGAAAAAGAATTGTCAATTTGTAATGTATTACCAGTTGTAGGTGAAATACTCAAATTTCCACCAGTAGTGGGTGATGATGTAAATCGTAATAATTCAAATCCATATACTGGAGATGTATTCTGAGAACCATCAGTATTAAATCCCGATGTTCTTCTATCTTGCCAATACTTTAAAATTCCAGTCGAAGAATCATAAGAAACAACTCTTCCTACAGCTGTTGAACCAAGACCTACAGTTTGAGTAACAAAAGAATCGGGTCTAAATGTTGCTTCACTATATCCTGTACCTACCAATTTTAACGCATAAACTGCACTAGCTTTATCTAAAGTAAGATTAGTTGTAGAATCATATGTTGATGGATTTTTTACAATTCCAACTTGAGAAAACTGATTTCCTGTTATAAAGTCTGGATTTTGAGTGTCATTTTCAAATCTTGCATATGTCAAAACATTATATGCACCAAGTTCCCTATAAATGTCAGCACCATGACCTCCTGGAGGAGGTATAATAACATCAAATACTGGAGAAATAGATCCAGTAGGAACTCCACCCCCATCTAAATCTAGGGTTCCGAATGTATAGTTTGAACCACCATTTGATACAGTTACTGATTCTACCTTTGAATCATTATTAATAACTACAGTTGCCTCAGCCCCTCTACCATCTCCTTTTATAGGAACTCTGGTATAAGTAACATTGGCAGTACCAAGTCCTACACCTCTATTCCTAATGGTAACAATTTTTAATTGACCACTAGTTGATGCATTTTCTCTTACTGCACTATAAGATGAGTTACTTTCCCAGTCAGTTGGAACCGCTATGTAATTTGTAGAATCAAATTTAATAATTTGATTAGGTTTGACTGTATAAAGATATTTCCATATATAACCATCACCACTACTTCCAGCCTCTCTTGGTTCTAAATCTGTGAAATTTGGTTCATCTAAAGAAGGACCACCTCTAAAACTATTTTCGGGATTTGCATTATTGTATAAACAAATATAAACTTTATACTCACTATTCATCACATAAAAGTTTGAATCGTAAATATCAAATGCACCAGATGGTTGTGATGGATTATCTCTAGTAATATCATTTCTCCACATATCATATGTGGTTCCCGATTGCCATGTAATTTTTCTAATAACCTGACTTACATCACCCGAATTTATTTTCTTTAGGGCCAACATTGTGTCCCAATAATAGTTAGATTGATCTAAACTATCTTTTGGAGCAGGGGGATTAGTATTCCAATCAGATTGAAACTCTGAAGAATCTGGTAATCCAATCCATGCATAGAAAGAATTATCTGTTGATTGTACACTATCAACAAAATTCTTTGCATTCAATATACGAAGTTGATCAGTAATTATCGCGGCCATTTTAAGAGGACTTTTTTCTTATTTATTAGAACAAAGTTAGAGTTGTTGAACCAACACCAACTACAGTAAATGTTAGTGTATTTCCAGAAAATGTAATCTGACATGCTGAAGTAGATGCAGCACTTATAAAACCTCCAGTAGATGTTATAATACCAGAAGCATTAATTTGATTGAACGTAGAAGTACCTGTGGTATCAATTCCAACTATACTATTATCAATTCCAGTAAGATTTGAACCATCACCATAATATGTTGCTCCAGTTACAATACCTAAAGTAGAAATACCAGAAACAACTAATGAATCAGTTGATACTTTTTCTGTTGTTGCTAGTCCAGTAAGATTTGAACCATCACCACTAAAAGAAGATGCAGTAATGATACCTGACGCATCAATACCATTGAATATGGAAATTCCTGTAGTGTCTATACCTGTAATAGTGTGTACTATACCAGTAAGATTTGATCCATCACCATAGTATGTTGCTCCAGTTACGATACCAAGAGTTGTAACTCCTGATTGAACTTCTAAATTACCTAAAATTCTTACTCCACCAGTTCTAGTTTCAAGTCTTTTTTGATTATTATGATAAAGTTCTATACCATGATTTCCATCTGCATTAGTTGAAAAAATAAGATTAGAACCATCTTCACTAAATGAATTAAAATTATCTGATCTTATATTAAAAGAAGCGATATTATCCTGTATAATGTTACCAACAGAATCATTTTTATAAATGAT